TGAGGTTTATATTCTTCTTCTAGCCGTTTAATATATTTACCCGTACCAGACGAACCAAATAAACCACTTAGAAAAAACTCGGGCTGTCCTGTTACAGGATTTAAAGAGTTAGCCCCACTTCCTACTGTGTATCTAGCAGGGTCTAAACCAAAACCTTTCATAGTATCTTTAATTTGATTAGTTAACTCTGGCCCTAAGACTTCAGGTCTAACTACCATTTCTCCTGTTGCAACGTGAGCTAACGTGTCATCTTCGTTTCGCCCTAAAGTAGCAAATTTTCCTAAATTAAACATGTTATATCTCCGTTACGATACGTCTTTAAGTTTAGCTCTTGCAGTAGCTAAAAACATTTTTTGTGAATTAGTGTTGGCAGTAACCATCTCGTTTCTAAAACTTTCTATTGCAGCCCCTGTCTGCCTAGACTGCTGAGAGTTCTCTATTAAAAGTAAAGGTAGCATAGCTACTGAACATACCCAGTTATCTATCTCTTCACCTGTCTGTGGGTCTGTGCCTCGTAGTTGCATAAACCACCCACAGTCAAATTTCTTACAAGGCTCGAAGTTATTTAAAGGGCAGTTATCTTTTACTTCTAGTTTCATGTTAATCCTTTGTAGCTATAATTACGTCTACATAGTTTACATCAAAAGCCATATTTCCACTTGTAAAAGAGTGTGTGTGAGATGCGCCAGCAAGAGTACCTACGCTGTGAGAGTGACCTCCACCGCCACCAGTGTTACCTATAGTAACGTCAGCAGCTCCACCACCAGACGCAAAGTTTCTGTTTGCCATAATAATTCGGCCATTTCCGTTTGATTGTCCGTCATCAGACCCTACAAACTGTCCTATACTAAACGTGTGATTATGTGAAGGTATCTCGCTTGTAGCCAGCGTGTGTGAAGCTACAGAACCAGAAATACTAACTGCAGTTCCTCCTGTTGTACCAGAGGCTGTTCTATCACTTGCAAAAGCCGTAGTAAAGTCCTGACTACCTCCAGTACCTACACTACCACTAACAATTCTTAATGCTTTGTTATTGTGTGTTGTGCTTTTAGTAAAGCCTGTAGGGGCAGCAGTTTGTACAAATAACATCACTGTACCTGATGGTATAAGTCCTGTATCTTCTTTAGTTGCTATAGCTGTTGCAATAGCATTAAATTCGCTATCTACATCTGCTCCTGTAATAACCTTTTCTGGGTCTCCAGTATCAAGACTATCCTTAGCTGTAAAGTTTTGTGTTCTAGTATAATTTGCCATAGCTACCTACCTTCTCGACCTAATTTCATAAATAAAGATAATTGCTCTACAGCAATTTGAAATCCGTTAGAAACAAATCTAACCCCTAGTTTAAATGTTCTTCCGCTTTGTGATATAGGAGCTGCTAAATTATAGGCTGAGGCAGAGCCTCCTCCCCACTCGTCTACGTTCCAATTAGCTACTCCCCACTCTGCAACTGTGCCTACTGCTAAACCTGACGACCTGTTAAATGCGTTATTAGAAGATAACGTAAAAGGTACTTCTCCACTACCACCTTCAGCGAAAGCGTAGGTTACGTTAACAGTATCTGAGGTACTCGCGCCTTCTACTGTTGCAGTTACTTTTTTTAACATCTTTAATTTAGATGTACCTAAATCTGCAGGGTTACTGCGCCAAGTACAAGTGTAAGATGTGCTTGCTGACGGAGAATCATCAACAAATCCGTTATACTTTCCTATCATTCCGCGAGAGCCTATGTAGGTCTCTCCTTCAAAGTAAACAAAACTGTCCCACTTAGTGTCGACATACTTAGTAATCCGTATGGGAACATTTTGGTCTAGCGTGTGCATGTCAAACACCCAAATGTTTCCTTCAGGAGCTTTTAACCAGTATTGTCCTTCTTCTGGGTCATAACTAGACCTTACATTAACTAAAGCAGATTCACTTGCTGCAACATCTACTAAAAATTCTCTTCGTACTAAAGTAGATATTTCGTTTAAATCTGCTCTGTCACCTGTGTAAATAACTTGTCGTAGTGACCTAATGCCTGTAGCAGACATAAAATATAAATCTTTTCCTATCGACTGTATGCTGTCTCTAGCAATGCAACCTACACCTTGTATTATCTGTTGTATTCCTAAACTAGCAGGAGTGTGTGGATTATTGTAGATAACAATGCTGTTGCGTAAAAATGCAACTAAATATTGGTCAAAAGATGATATAGCAACTAACTCGTCAAACCCATCTTTAACCGCAGCAAAGTTACCGAGAACAGTAATTTCTCCTGCTCCAGCTCCTGTGTCCCATTTATCTTCTTCTAAAAATACACTGTAAGCAATTATATTTTGACTTGTTCCTGTGTGCGATTTTTGCGCCCACACTCTACCAAAAGCACTGTGAACTAGTCGCCCTGTAGGAACAGTTCCGCTAGTTGCTGGGACAGCAGCAAAATTTCCTGTACCGCTTTTAACAATTAACGCTGTACCTTCGTTTGTTGCAATTACTTTATCATTAAAATTTACAAATTGAGGTCTAGTGTTAGCAATAGTTACGCTACCTTTAACTGACGTAAAATTGTCAAAAGAAGCTGTATCTTCGTAAATGTTGTTACCACCGTAAGCACTAACAGAAAGTAATCTTTGTCCTCCTGAGTAGTTATACATAAACAATGTATCTACTTTAGGCTCGTACTTAACTTTTACTCCTGCCCCTCCTGCAGCCGAAGCTGAGGTTGCTGTTCCTGCTGTGTAAACGTAGTAACTGTTAGCATCAACTACAGTAATAGAAAATCTAGTATTAATTTGAGCTGCTGTAATTCCGTTGGTGTCTGCAGCTCCGCTAATTGTTACAAAGTCTCCTGTAGACTGTCCGTGGCTAGTGTCTGCTATTGTAATACGACCTGTAAGCCCTGCAGTCGTAACAGTTGTAATAGGATTACTTCCTAACGACTCGTATCCTAAAGCGTTAGCATGTCCATTAGTTAATACATCAAACCCTTTTCTGTTGGTTAATCGTCCTGCAGAGTCGTAAGCAATGTTTTCTGCTACTTCTGCAAAGACAGGAGCTTCTTGGTACGTTTCCCCTTCAAAGTTAAGGCCGTACATACCTGGAGCGCGAAGAACTAAAGACTGTAGTTTGCTACCCATTACTTAGAAATCTCCGTAAACTATCCAATCACCGCCACCTTGACCTTGCCACTTATGGCTTTGCTCGTAAGCTATAGCATCTCCTAAAGCTTTTTCATAAGCTCGCTGTACTTCAGAGCTTAGTTCTCCTTCATCTTCACCTCGCTCTCTTATAGCGAGAGCTAAACCTCTTAGGTATACTGGATACCAAGGTACTTTAAAATAATCTGTATTACCTGTTAAATCGTCTTGAGGTACTACGCACTCTACAGACATAGAGTATGTTGCGTCTGGAGTGCTGTAAAATATTATTTGTAATGATTGTTTTGCACTTACTCCTGATACTGCGTAGGCGTAAGGTTCTTGATTTGTTCGTGTACTTAATTGATTCTGTTTTCTTATAAACTCAAAAGGTCGTGGTGCTAACCTAACGTCAGTAGTAGTGTTGTACACGTCTAACACTCGACTACGTTGATTAGTGTAAATGCCTTGACTTGAGTTTTCTAAATCGTAAGAACTTGTGCCACTGGTGGTTGTAATCGTAATAGACTCTTGTAAACCTATCCAATCAAACGAATCTTCTACTTCTCGTTTTGCGTCGTTAAGCAATCGTACAATCGTATCTGTATAAGACGGTGCTCCACCTGTAGCAGTTGTTGTGCTAGTTATGCTCAACACAGCTTGGTCTCTTAAACGAATAAGAATCTTATTAACAACGTCTAATAATGTAACTGCAGATGACGACATTAGATTCCTCCTTAAAAACGGGGGTTGTTACACCCCCATTAAATTACATAACGTCAAATGGTATGACGCGAACACGCAAGGTTGCTGAACCTAAGTCTACTGCCCCACCAGTATTATTTGCTAATACCGCCGTAGCTGTGTTTGCAGCCGTAACTGCTACACTTAAAACTAAGTCTGCAACATCAACAGATAGAGAAGCCATGGCAAAATCACCTAAAGCTGCTCCAGGAACAGTAACGTCTACAGCTACCTCGTTCCCGTCTGCTATGCTTGCTGCGTCCCAAGTTGCCGAAACAACTGGAAATCCTGATAACCTAGACATAAGATTAACTCTCCTAAATAAAGGGGGAGGTTTTACCCTCCCCGTAGGTTATTAAGCAACGACAGCAATCTTAATGCCAGCATCGTTTCGTAGTTCACCTGTACCATACAGAGTGTCAGCAGTGAACAAGTCACCTAACCACTCTTGCTTGTACTGAGTTTGAGTACGAACAGACATTTGCTCTGCAAGAACTAACGCTGATTTATGAGCTAACAAGCAAAGTCTAGCGTCCTGAGAACCTTCAGTATCTGTAGGACAGTTAGTAGAAACGTATACAGGTACTCCGTATACATCACCGACTAAACCGTTACGGATAGAGTTTCCTGGGCCAGCTTCACCTGTGAACGCTTGCTCAGTAAATCGAGCAAGACCAGTTAGATTCTTTTTCTCCACTGGAGGGATAACAAGAAATCTATCTGACATAGGTATATCAGCATCGTCAAGAGTTTGGATTACCTTACGGATACCTGCATCAGCTAAAGCTGCTGCGTTGTCATTACCTGCGTTGAAAGCTGTGCTTCCATCAGAGCCAATAACAGTACCTGCAGTACCAAAATCAGTTGTAGTTCCTGAAGATACAGTGTTAGCTGTACCGCCAGTTAAAGCGTAAGATTGCAACCAAAGGTGCGTATCTACTTGCTTAGCTAGTGAGTAACCAGCGTCATCAGTGTAGAAAGACCTCATGCTTGACAAAGCCTGCTTGTCTAGGATATCCTCTATTAATCGAGAATACTCGTAGTGCTTGTCAATAGATATTGTAAGCTCAGTATCTGTCGCAGTAATAAGCGTAACTTCAGTCTGTGCTGCTTTTGCTGAAGCTGCACCCCGAGTTGGCTTAGGTATATGTATTGTGTCACCTTTTTTACCTTCGTGGTTCATTCGGGTAACTAGATTTGCGAGTACAAGATTACTCTTGTATGCCGCGATTACTTCGTCTGACCACAATTCAGGGATAAACTTCGCCTGAGTGGTAATCGTCATATGAGCTGTGCCTAGGGCCATGCCATATTCCTCCTATAAAAAATTAAAATTAAACTTGGATAAATTAACGAACTCTGCCTTCTGCGTATGCTTGCATAATTTCTCCTTGTAGTTCATTGTATCTCTGAGGGTCGTTCATCTTCAGTCGCACTAACTCAGCTCTACGATAAATCGTTTTGCCAGATGATGCTCCTGCGTCTTGTGACGCGCCAGAAGATACAGAAGAAGCAGCCTCAAGCTCTTTTTCTTTTACAGCTTGACTTTGTTCTTTCTCCGCTTGTATTTGAGGTTTTTTAATAGCTTTGTACTGTGTAAACAGTTCATCAGCGTAATCAAAATCTCCATTACTTGCTTTGACCCACATATCTTGTCGCGGAGTGCTTTCCATAATCCACTGTTGAAAACCTAAGTCATTTACGACATTAGTTAAATCAGGGTGTTTGGCTTGTAACCTCTGTACTGTAGAGTCTACCTGTGTTTGAGATAGATTACTCTTAACGGGTTCTAAAGCTTCCGCAACTACCTTGCGTACCGCATTAAGCGGGTCGTTATAAAAGTCATCTTCAGAAAGAGATTTCTCAAGAGACTCTGTACGTTGACTAGTGGCATCTTCTTGTAGATTTTTTTGGATTAAACTGTCAGTAAGTTTACGAAGTTCTCCAAGCTCATTACCTTGTCGTCCGTATTGCTGTTCAAGATTAACGTAAGAGTTAATAATGTCGTCTACACTTTTCCCTTGAAATTTAGGGGGTAGCTCTTCAGTTTCTACGTTCTCAGTAGGTTGCTCTGTAACTTGTTCTTCTTCTGATTTAAGTTCTTGTCCAAGGCGTTGAGTCAAATCTTCAACATTGTCAATGTTGTCAAAATCTTCTTCTGCCTCTACTATAGGATTTGTCGCCATTTTATTTCTCCAATCTTAACCTTATATAAGGGGATTAACAGGGTATACCTAACTCTTTTAAGTTATGGTGGTTAGCTTTTCGGTGTCTCCTAGCCCATTTATCAGCAGCAGTCGGAAAGCCAGTATCTATGCCAGGTAATGAGAAGTTCCCGCCTGACACAATTTTTGAAGCAGTATTAGCACAATCTCTGCACTTAACTGTTTCGTCTTTAGACCAATACTCTCGTACTAGCCCACAAGAATTACATTTGTAATCATTCAACATCACTTTGTACCTCGTCTGCGCCTTCAAGCTCTGCTTGTAAGACGTTCTCAAACTCAATCATTAGATGTAACATTCCTAACGAACCTCGCATTTGCCAGAAAGCTTTCTCATCTCCGATTGCTAGTACGTTATTTTGATTGTTAAACATTTCTATTAAACGATTACGAATTAAATCCCAACCCTCCGAGTGGAGAGTTTCTATCATCTTTTCGTATTTTTGTATTTCACTATTATCCACTATTCACCTCGTATTATTGTCAACATCATTAGTGCAAGTACTTCCTCATCGTCCCTCTCTCTAATCTGTTGTCTACGAAGTTTTTTAAGTCGTTCAAACTTTAAATCTTCAGAGACAGTTCCCGCTAGGACATCAAAACCAAAAGCTCCAGAACTCCAAGCTTTTCTTCCCCAACCTTTCCCCGAATGTTCTAACTGTTCAAATGACATTTAATTAAATGGCCCTAATATCGAAATAATAAATGTAGTCATTCCTGCTATAATTATTACCGCACCTCGAAACAATTTAGCATTTAACTGTTCTAAGTGAGCTTCTATCTTTTCTAACCTTGCAAATATTGTTTTGTCTCTTTCTGCACATCTAGCTTCATGTGCTTCTACCCTAGTGATACAATCAAATATATGTTTTTCTAAATCCACGCTACTAATCTGCAGCTTCGATTGTGTTACCGTCTGCAACCCACGCTAATACAGCTATATAATCGCTGTTGCCATTATCCATTGGTATCCAAAGTGTTTCGCTCTGGTCTGTTGTAACCCTAACTTGGCTGTTATCTGTACCGTTTGCTTTAAAATATTTTGCTGTTGATATGTCCATTTAAAAATCCGCACTTGCTGTAAATCTATAATTTGGGCGAACATCTGCTGTAGTTTTACTTAGTTCTACTGTGTACCCCGTAAGTCTGCTATTAATATTTGCCGCACTCCAACCTGACCCTAGATTTGTATATGCCATTGTTGGATTTGCCCTCATAGGAGTTGGAAAATATCCAGCATCTCTAAAAGCACCTGCCGCACTGCTTAATCCAAAACCAGTAAGACCTGTGTATAAATCGCCATCGGATTTAGTAAAATATCTTCTGCACGCCATCTCTTCTGTCCCAATATCAGTATATTCAAATGCTGTAACAGTTCCTAACTCTGCTTGTATTCCTGTTATTTCAAATCCGTCTGTATTCACGTGTGCGCCTAAAGCAAATTCTATGCTAAACCCTTTAGAGTCTGCTGGGATTGTGCGAGATACAGTGTACCTAGCCGCCGTGGTACTAATCGTTACGCTTGTGTCGGTATTACTTGCGGCGAATAATGCGCCACCATCAACTCCTGTAACCGACCTTGTCCTAACAGTTAAGGCTGTAGAACCGCTGTTTGTGTTGTTAGCTTTGGCATAAAAACTTATAGTAATTGTTGATCCTGCTAAATGACCGTATGTGGCGTATTCTATTTGTTGCCCTAATTGTAAAAAGCTACTGTTTTCACTGCCAGTATATTTTAATGATTTAGTAAACCCAGCTATTGTAGA